CTTCGGTCATGCCCTCTTTGTAGGCAGAACCCAGCAAATCACTCAAATAACTCATATTAAAGTCCTCCTTGCGTTTTATAGGTGTTCCCTCACCATGTTTTTCCGTTTTATCCTCTTGTCTTGAGTTCGCGTTTTTGATAAGCCAGTTTCCCTACTGGCATGAAAAGCGGTTACCCGCTATACATCAAGGGTCAGCTTCACGATACAACGGCAGTTCACATTGTTTTCAGCTTTCGTAAACTTGCCGGGGTATGGAGCGTGGTCACCATCAAAGGTGTAAAATTCTTCTTCCAGCGGAACGGACACGCCCTCAAGGTAACTGTGTGTTTCCCGGACTGCATCATCCCTTACGGTAATCCAATCCTTGCTCACACCAAAGCTACCGCTTTCAACATAATCCTCACCGCCGTCATATACGGCAGCGTTGTAAACTCTATGGAACTCGGACTCTGCCAGCGTTTTCAAACCGCCCAGGTCATTGTTCATCACATGGTCTGCAACTCTGTCCTCAAAGGTTTTGCCATCAATGACAAGGAAGATTGCTTCGTGCATATCATTTACATCCACAGTCATTTCATGGTCGAGCATGATAGAAGCACTCTCTATCCCCATCGTGTAGGCGTTTATCAGGAAAGAGAGAAAGTCATCCGCAATCTGATTGACTCTTGCGGCAATATCCTCACCCGTTGCATTGTAGTAGCTTGTGGACGTGAGGACATTCAGTTCATCCAACGCCAGAGTGTATCTGGAAATAATCTTATCCATCGGTCTTTCCTCAAAAGAAAATGGGACTATGGGCGATGTTACTCGCTCACAGTCCCATTGGACTTACCGTTGACCTCTGTCCCGGCTTCCTTCATTTTCAGTTTTCGTCTGACCTCAACAATGGCTACCTTGCCCTGCTCAATCAGAACTTCCACTCGGCTTCCGTGTTTCAGCAGGGTTTCCATCTGGGTTACCATCTCCGGGGTTATCTTTGGAGCCATCTTCATTCTCTCCCTTCTTCATAGCGTTTTGCTTCTCAAACAACTCCTGCGCTTTCTTCTCCTGTTCCTCCGCGTACTCTGCGCTCACTGTATAAGCCAGGTCGGAGTCAACGAACAAACCGCAGTGTTCAAATGCAAGGCGCGGATGGATTTTATCATTCTTCAACATCAGGTCAAGCACCTGCGCCTTTTGCAGGATGTTTTCATAGTTACGGCGGGTAAAACGGATTTCAATGTTGTGTACCTTCAAATCCATACCCACCAGGGTCTTGCAGATATTGAGTACCAGTTTCAGGAAACGTCTTTCGGACTTCTTGAACATCAACTCGCTATCCTTCGCTCTTGCTTCCGCAGCAGACCAACCATCGCGCATGATGACCGCAGACCCGGTATCACTGGTAGACGAACCACCGTTGCGGTTCGGCATACCACAGATAGTCAACACTGTCTGATACATGTGGTCAACCAACGTCTGCGTTTCACCCTGACTCAAATTGCTTACCAGGTAGGAAACTTCGGCTTTCAACTGCGGGTCAATGTCCCGGAACTTGATAGCACCTTCCTCCCGCAGCTTTTTGTAGTCCTCGCTGGAAATGTCTACGTTATGGAAAAGCATGAGTGCCTGAATGAACTGCTCTACACCGTCCAGACGGTTACTGTCCGTGGTGTTGATTGCATCCAGCAGGGGAATAACCAACTCAAATGCACCGATACGGGCAAGGTTAAGCGGATATTCGATAATGGGAATGTCCCCCAGAATGTGAGGGGCAGCAGCTACAACTTTGGACTCTACAATCTCAAAGTATTCATACTGAGAGTAGCAGGAGTAATGTACCACGCCGTTTTCATCGGTCACGTACTTTACGCCCAGAATAGGCTTGTTGCCCAGACCGTTGTTGTAGACCACAAAGGTATTGCGGGGGTCAAGAGTGTAGACCTCAAAGGGAGAGTCATCTTCCAGACCATCTTCATCAGGAAGAACCATACGGTATGCAGTACCGCAGATATGGAACCAGTCAGCCAGTTCCTTGTCCTTCGTAGGCTTTTCCTCCGCAAAGACGAACTCGTTAAGCTGATTGATATTGTCTGCCAGATTGTCCCCGTTTCCACGGGATACATACTGCAAGGGTTCACCCATCAGATACCCGGACTTAAAAGACACAATCTCATTTGCCCGGTTTTCCACAATCATGTTGCAAATCTCTGGTCTTACCTGCTTCTCCCTGTTCAGGACGGGCTGTCTGCCCTTGAAGTAATGCCAGAGGTATTGAATTTCAGAACGGTTCTTCCAGTGATAAGGAAGTGCCTTACGTAGAATACTCACTACGTTCTCAATGGTGACTTCCGTTTCATCACTTTTGATAACACGTCTACCGTGTAGTGCCATAGCCACGTAGAAAACCTCCTTTTCACTGAAAATACTACGCTTGTATAGGCATAGTTGTACCTACTGTTATTATACAACTCTCCAATGCTTTTGTCAAGATATGTTGGCAGATAAGCATTGAAGAATTTGCAAGAAAATTAGTACGGTCTTTTGAAAACCTCAACCTTCGCGCCCACCAATCCACGCAGTTCGTTTTCCAGCAGGGACAGAGAGTCAGGAGCGTCATCATGGGGAACCTTGCCGCTTCGGGTGTAAGTGATGACCTGCTTCATAAACTCCGCATACGGACTGTTCCGGGCATACAGGGACGCATCCTTGAAGTAGAACTTCTTGAGGATGGTATCAGACGCAAACTCAATACGGGTCTGCTTGTTGCTGATAGTTCGCTTCGTGCGGATATTGCAGGTGTACTTCCTGTCCTCAAGTAGCTTCGCCACGTCACGGGCAAAATAGGAACCTGCGTTGTTGCTCTCAAAGGTACAGGCTACAACCTTGTTATCCATAAGGGCTTTTGCACATTCGGGCTTCGTGGTTTCAGGCGGGGAGTCATCGAACACAACGTCAATGATGTAGACTTCATCGCCGTACACCGCAGCAATAGGCATGGCGCAGTAGTCCTCACCCTTATCCGCAGTGTCGCATACTGCAATGATACTGTCAGGGTCACGGTCAGCAGGCAGTTCAAAGTAGCGGTTCAGACTCTTTTCTGGGAACAGAACGCCCTTCGCTTCAAACGGTTGCTGCTGGAACTCGGACTCCCACTGCTCCGCAGACAGCATCTCACGCTGGTCACGGAAATACTGAGTGGTAAATACCTTCTTGCCCTCACGGATGTACTCAAAGTTACTTTCATCGGTTACAGGGTCAAGGGCAGGGGTTTCAATAACCTTCATGCGCTTGCCCTGCTTTTTCATTTCCTCCTGCAAGTGACCGATAGGGTCATACAGAGAATATCGTGTACCACAGATGACGATGGGCGTACCCTCAATAGCACGTCCGATAATATCACCAGAGATGACTTCCCACTTATCGTCAAGCCGCTGTCTGTTTTTCGCTTCCTCACGTCCTTCAACACAGTCATCCAAGTACAAGAGGTTAGTAGCTTCGGACAGACCTACCTGACGTGCGTCAATGGAACGGCACATGATGGTGGGGAAACGGGACTTATGAAGCAGGTTGACAATCTTCGTGTCCGCGTTGGTCTGTACCAGTTTGCTTTCCGGGAAAATGTCATAGAAGTGGTACTCGTTGGGAGTCTGCAAATATTCCAGACAGCCCAGGTAGAAGGACTTTACAAGGTCATCGCCCGTACCTTCCATCAGGGTAGAACGGTCAGGAAATTTGCCAGACAACATATTGGTGAAGTTGATGCCCAACTGGGACTTGCCGCCACGCTTCGGCATGGAGATGGAGAGGAAGTCCAGCTTCCCTTCCAACACTTCCTGGTACGCATCTACATACCGCTTGAGGTAGTGACGGCGGGGCTGATAGAACTTCTTATCCAGAGGTCTACCGAACTCCACGGCTTGCAGGTAGTCATCAAAGAAGTGCGGCGCACTGAAAATCAGGGAACGGAACAGCAGGTCATTGAACCGCTCCGCAGCAAGGAAGTCATTGCGCTCCACTGCTGCTTTCAGGGCATAGGCGATAGCGGGACGCATCCCGTGGTTCCATTCATGGGCTACCGCAAAATCTATCTTCTCATATTCCCTGCATAAGTCCAGCAGGTCATTGAGAGGTTCATATTCAAAAGGGCGGGACTGGATAGCCTTGTCAATCCTGCCCTTTAGCTTCAAATAATCCATAGTCTTACCTCCTAAAAGAAAAGGGACTGCCCCGAAAGACAGTCCCATTGGACATACGATTGACTTATCAATCGCACAGTAATTCAAATAACAACACTTCGTTTTCAATCGCCAACTCCCGCGCCTTTTCCGTCAGTTGAGAATTGGTCATCACCGCAGCTTTCTCTGCTCCGTAGTGCTTCTTCGCCGCTACTACCTCCTGCACACAGCTATTTCCCACTTTGGACTTGTAATGCTTGCACTGGAATACCCATGTCACGCCGTTTGCGTCCTTCGCCACAAGGTCAGCCTCGTAGTCCCCGGAAGGAGGGGTGGTGTGTACATCGTGGAACCCGTGTGTCAGCAGGTATTTACCGCAGTACATCTCATAGTCCAGTCCCGACATTTCTTTCTTAATGCTGGGAGTAACGGTCTTTGTATCCTTAAAAGCAGAGGGGAAAAGCACTGATAGGATAAAGCCTAT